TGCAGGGTTAAGTACAAGAATTACTCTATTTTGTATTCCTTTAGCACGTATTGAAAAGTCTATTTTATCAAAAGTATCTTCATCGGTTAGTTCTTCGGCCTCATCTAAAACCCAAGTAGTAACTCCAGCTAATGATTTTAAGTTTGCGGTTTGCGTTCCTGAACTTGTTTTAATACCTTTAAATAAGATTTTAGAACCTGTAATTTTATTTATGATTTCGTCTTTGGTAATATAAAAATCGTTGTTTAAATCAGCCGTTTCAATCTTATCAATAAATTCAGGAATAATAGAAACGTGAGCAGAAGTTAATGTATAACGTGTAAACAAAATAACGTGTCCGACTTCATAAGTAAGAAGTAATAAAAACGAATTAAGGGAGTAAGATTTCCCTGAACCCCTACCCCCTGTAATTACAAAGTATCTACTATCACTTCCTAATAGATTATATTTTTCATTCAGATTTATTTCCAATTTTAAATATATCTTTTATATTGAAATCGTTTAAATTGTGAGTTGTTTCAATTGTTTCTTTTGGTTTGCCAAATAAATGTTCAGCTAAAAATATTTGCCCTCTTGTATGTTCGTAAAGAGTTTCAATAAATTTAATCTTTGCTTCTTCATCTGTTTCAACATTATGATAACCTTTGATAGCTTTTGTTATAAGTTCTGTCACTTTCTTTTCATCAGCAACAGGTTTACGCCCTGCTCCTTCTCTTTTACCTCCTCTTTCTGCCATTTGATTTTTTTTTGTTTATTCAGTTTCTCTCATTTCTTTAGTGCTATATTCTAATTTTAACACAATTCTATCATTATTTAAATCAGTAAAGTTAACTTGCGTTTCGCTTAAATCTTCGTTATCTAATTTACCTGACTTAATATAAGTTATAAAATCTTCTAATACTTTAATAGAGTTTTCTTTAAACCTATTTTTATCAATATTATTGTTCATTTGTCTGCACCTCGTAAACACGTTCAATTTCTCTTATCATATCACGCCAACAAGAACCGCAAGAAGTTGTTTTAAAATCAATGCTAAACACTTCTTTGTAAATAATCTTTAAACGTTCCTGTGCTTTAATTGTAAGTTGTTCAGGTTTGTTTGGTAAAAAGTCAGTTAACCAAGTAACATTATCTTCTGAAATGCAATTTGGTTGTCTGTAACTCCAAAGTTTGTTAAGTGCGTCTTTACGTTCTTCGCATCCGCAATCAATTCCTGTTACTTCTGAAATTTTATCTACGACTGCTTTTATACCTGTTGCAGTTGTGATTTGTTCTATTGTGTCGCCAAGTCCTTTTGGCTTTCTTCCTTTTGCCATATATTTTTTATTTTAAATTATTATAATCTTCTTGAAACAACTCTCTTAATTTTTTCTTATGTGCTTTTAGCGAATGAAATATACTCACAAAACTTATGCCAGTTTCTTTTGCTAATTTACGCATACTGATGTCATTATCTCTATAAATTGTGAATAACTTTTTATCGTACATATCCCAACTATTTACTTCGGCTTCGCATTTGGTTCTGAACTTATACCATTCTATTTCATAATTTTCATCAAAATCATCTTCTATTGGCGTGTCTATTAATTCTTCTGTACCAAATTTATTGTAAAATTGGGACAAATATACAGAACGAATAACGATAAATAAATAACCTTTGTTTAGTTTACCATTTGTAAAGCATTTTTCTTCGCTTGAATATTGATGTAATTTTAAATATACTTCTGAAACTATATCTTCGCAGTAAGACTTATCAAATATTTTTGCGTATTCGATTAGTTGTTTATGGTGTTGAAATAGTTTCTCTAACATTTTTTTCTAAAATAAATCAGGAATAGCCAAACCTGAATTAATAACTTTAAATATATAAGCCATTGTAAGAACGTTGCTATTTTTAACAAATATAATAATTTATTTTAAACTAAAACTTTTTCGAAGCTAACAAAATTATCAACATAATCAATTTCAATATTAAACCCTTCTTGCAAATGTGATTTGTCGGTGTAACGATATTCTAAAACCCAATGCCAATGTTCGCTTTTATCAATCCTTTTTGAAGGTTTGCGTGTTTCTTTTACTACTCCGATTAAACGGAATGGTCTTTGACTTGGTGCGGTTTGATTTCTTAAATCTGTGTATATCTTTGAACCTTTAACAATGTAAAATAATTTCATTTTAATTCTTTTATTTTTTGTTTATAGATTGCAATTAATTCTTTTACATCATCTACGCTTAATTTAAGCGGTTTGTGTCGCATTTCTAATAGTTCGTTATATTCTTTATCACTTATAACATTTTGAAGTCTTAAATCGTATTCTTTTACGTTTCCGTGTTTATGTAGGTTACATTCTACGCATTGCCCGTGTACGTTGTTTTCATTAAATCGTAAGTTAGGATATGCTCCAACAGAAAAAAAATGCCCAGCGTGAAAAGTTTTACCTAAATTTTTACCACACGAAATGCAAGGTTTAAGTTTGTCTCTTTGACGTATGTAAGTATTAAAAACTTTCTGCAAAATATTTAAGTAATCAGACTTTGACATTAATTTTATTTTGATTTCTTTTTTTTCTTGCTTCCAATTTTTAGCGTTTTGCTTTTTCATATACTCAACTGCACAAGATGGACTGCAAACTATTTGAGTGCTGTTTTTAGGTGTAAACTTATCTTTGCACACTAAACATTTCCTTTCGTATATCTTAAGCATTTCTTTTTTCTGATTTTAAAAATGATATGTTTGTACGAATTGCATCGGAGCATCTATAACCTGAATCCATTATCCTACGCAATAAATATAATTCAGGGACTTCTACTTCTGCAAAGTTAATCGACCTTGCAACTGTCATCTTTTTATCAGTTGTTAGTTCGTAAATTCTATTTTCGTATTTTTTTTTAAATATAGCACGTTCACTTTCTAAATAGAACAAAGTTGTGTTTATCTTTTGCAATAAATAGTTAAGATTTTCGCCATCGTTAAGACTTACATCGTCATACGCTTGTATGTAGCTTGTAAGGTTTTCAAGTGTTTTTTCAAAGTTTGTCATAATTAAAAGTTATTTATCAAGAAAGGTAATGCATTTTTATTAATATCAAAACTAAAATCTTCAAATTTGTAACCACGTGAATAAGGATTAGTAACTAAAATACTGCCATCTTTGTCAATAGTTAAATCAATAACGCTTTCTGCTTTCTTTAAAACGTAAGTACCTAAATGCCCTAAAGGTTTATTTGTTTGCGGTGATTTGTGAATAACTGCTATAATGTGAATGTTATACTCGTAAGTCCATTTCATTAAATAATCACTCGCTTCTTTTGACATAACTATATCATTTGTATTTTCTACTAAATCAGCTATTCCATCTATTGCAATTAATTTAACAGGGTGTTTATACTTTTGTTGATTCTTTAAGCAATGGTCTATTAAAAGTAAACGTTCATTACTATTTAAATGCCTTGTAGCATAACCTTTGTAGTTTTCGTAATTACCGCCTACCATTTCAATAACACGTCTAAAAGTTCTTTGTGTGTAGTATTTACCTTGTTCCGTATCAAAATCCAAAATAGTATAATCTTTATCACGATGGCTTTTAATATTTGGAAATAACTCGTTTGAATTTCCACCTATGTAAGAACCTAAAAATGCAGATTTTAAAAATGTCTTTTTTGATTTTGACGCTGCAACTATTGCAGAAAACTCTCCAGCAGTCATTACAGGAGTTGGATACATTGCACCTTTGTATTCGTGTGAACCGATTGAGATAAGAGTTTCAGGGTGTATTAATTCAAGTGATAAATCAATATAACAATCCTTTTCTAATTTATTAAAATCAAACTCTGACTCGTTTGATATATTTTCTAATTGGTTAAAGTCTAAATTCATATTAAGAATAATTTTCGATTTCTTTTAATAAGTCATTTGCGGAATTGTAAAATGATTTTTCTACTTGTTCTTTAGTCCAAGGATTATCCATTTTTTTAAATACTTCTTTTGCATCGGTTTCATTTTGCAAACTTATTAAATTTAAATCATAAGTTAATAATTCTATTTGTCTATCTAAAGGAATATTTAACTGAAACTTAAGTTCTTTAATTGCAAATTTAATGTCTTTGTAATGGTGAACATTCTGCCTTAAGAATACGCAAAGCAATTTAGCGTAAATTAAATTATCTTTTGTTAAATTCTTTGAAGATTCGTTTATAAATTCATCAAGGTTTTTAAGTGCTTCAATATCCTCTTTGTAAATACGTTCTTTATTACGTTTAAAAGCGTTAAATATTTTTGTTATGTGTTTTTTATTTTGCCAAGACATAATTTTATTTTTAAATTATATTCCTAAATTTCTTTTGTTTTTACTTTCTAAATATTGTCTAATCCAAAAGCAAACTACTTGCGTACTTAATTTATAAGTTATTCCGTATTCACCTAAAGCACCTTTTCTAATTGCTTTCTGCATATCCTGAACACTAATTCTACTAAATTCTGATTCAATATCTGAAATCATATTGCTTAAATCAAATGGAGTTGTATTTGTACGTTCTAAAGCTAATATTAAAGATTGCTTAATGTTAGAGTTTTGAGTTGTTAAGTCTGAATTGTCTTGTGATGTCGTTAAGTTCATTTTGTGATGGTATTAAGTTAGTATTTGTTATTTGTATTTCGTCGTTATAACGCTCTTGGTTTAAATAAGTAATAGCGTGTGGATGGTTATAATCTTTAAATGGTTTGTTGTTTATAAAAAAAGGCAAATGAAGTTCAATTTTTTGTTTTTGTTCTTTAGTTAGCTTATTAAATTTTTCTTCTGCTTTTTTCTTACTTGTTTTGTTTGGATATAAACTCCAAAACTCATCAAAAGAAAATTCAATAACTTCAGCTAAAAAAATATTATTTTCTTCTTTTACTTCTACTTTATCTTTCTCTTTCTCTTCTTTGGGGTCTATCATAGGGTTAGTCATAGGGTTAGTCGTAGGGTTAGTCGTAGGGTCTAATATAATGTTGCCTAAAATATCAGTATTATTAACTCTTAACCAGCCTTTTACACTTGATTCAATACTATGTCTTTGACTTTCATAACATAGTTTTACTATAAAAGATAAATCTTTTGGATCTTCATTTAAAAATTGTTTGTTAATAATTGAATTTAAAAAATCAAGTTTATCTTTGTCATCTTTTAATTCATTTAAAACATCAAAATAACTTCTTAAGAAATTAAATGCTTTTCTTTTTGTTGGTTTCATAAAAATAAAAATGCCCGATAATTTCAGGAGTGCAGTCCTTACTTTTATCGAGCTTTTTAAAAATTTCTTTTAATGTAATAAACCTGCACGAATATTACTTTTACAAATATACAAAAAAAACAATACAAAAAAGAAAACCGCTAATTTATTTTAGCGGTTTATTAACTTAATTTATTAAATGTACTTTAGTCAATATTTCTTCACCAAGTTTTAACGCTTCATCTTTTGTTAATGTTTTAAGTTTTGAATTTTCATCATAAATATAAATAATATCAGCAAAATCATAAAGACATAAATTGTAATTAGTAGCTTCAAATCTAACATCTGATTTTGATGGCTTTTTAGCGAATTCAATTAATTTATTGGCAAATACTTCAGCGGTTGATTTTTTATAAAATACAATAGAACCAATGTCTATTATGTGTTTATATTTTTCATTTTTATAGCCATAATAAAACATAACAAAACTTGAATTACTTGTTACTGATTTTGTAATTTTATAACCTAATTCACTTTTAAAAAGTAATTCTGTTTCAGTTTGTTGAGCGTACATTGACGCTGATAACAATAATAATAATATATATTTTTTCATAATAATAAGTTTTTAAAACCGCCCTTTCGAGCGGTTAATTAATAATTAAAAAGGTAAATCCGAAGCGTCTACAATGTCAGCTTCTACAACTGGTATTTCTAAAGGTGTACTTTCTTTAAGATTACCAAAGTAAAACTTATCTTCCTTTGTAGCACCTTTAAAATTGCTTTGAAAAGATGCACAGTTGCCGTACTTATCCACCTCATCATTAACGTAAACTCTTACGTTTAAATAGATTTTACCGTTTTCATTTTTAGTAAAAGCCTTGTTTCCTGCTTTTGCTTGTTCTAATAGTTTTGTGAAGTCAATACTTCCGTAGTAGCTTGTAGCCATAATAAATAAAATTAAAGATTAATAAATTCTTGTTGTTGTTGTGTTGTAATTGTGTATTTAGATTTAATTTGTTCCAATGAAAAGCCACCTTGTTTTGCTTTAAGTAAAATTTCAGTTGTTGCATTTGGTTTGTTTTGAACTGCTTTTTGAGCATCGTCATCTTCAGAACCAATACCGCATATAGAAGAAACGGAATAACGACGTGCGTAACTAATTCCAGACCCGTAGGCTTGTGCATCATTTTGTTTTGTGCAAAATATTTCTGCAAGGCTTTCAAACGTTTCTCCGCTTTCGTGCATTAAAACCGTTTTAACGTAGTTTTTACCTTCGATATTTACCAAAGGTTGAAGTAATACTATACCATTGTTATTTAATGCAGGAACTACTGCAGAAAGTACGTCGTTTAAGTCTGCGTACTTGTTTTTAAAAAAAGGATTTACACTACCTTTTTTTGGTGTAGTCATTTCTGTTTGTGCTTTTAATAAAGCGGTTGCAATTTGTTTCATAAAATAAAGATATTTAATTAATTAAGATTTTCAAAGATAAGAATTAAAACGATATACTCAAAGAACTTTTGCGTATATTTTCGCTTACTTTTGGTACTTCAACTCCTTCTGAATCGTAAATAGTTTCATTTGACTTTTGTGCCACTTTTAAAAGCATTTCTCTATCTGTTAATGCTTGTTTAAGTTGTTGCCATTTTTCATCTTCTGAATAGTTTGGAGTACTTCCACCATTGCGATAAGTTCCTTTGATGCCGAATGCTTCGAAGTTTTCCGCTGGTAAACTATTTTTAAGCTCATCAGTAACAATTGATAAAACTTCATTCACTCTAACTGCTTGTGCGAATAATTCCATTTTATCCATTTCACCACTATCTAATAAGTTAGTAGTAAATTTCTTTGCAGAAAGTTGTAATTCTTTTTTTGAAGGTAAGAAGTTGTTAGTGTTTACTTCTTGCTCTTGCATCATCATTAATAAATTTTTAGATTTTCCCATAATTTTAAAGTTTTAAATTTTGTCAAATATATAAAATATTTTTTTATTAATTCAATTTATTTTTTAATATTTTAAAATAAAGTTGATTTACTGATTCTTTATTGCAGCCTCTTTTATAGTAGAAGTTAATTACTCTTTTTATTCTTTGTAGGTTTGATTGTTTCATTTTAAAAAAAACGATTAGCCTATACATCGTGAGGTTTTAAAGATAAGTTATATAAAATCAAATCACGTAATTAATATTATCTTATCTTTTTGTTAATTAAAATAAAGTTTCTTGTTTCTGATTAATTAATGTTTTTGCAAATCCATATTCTTCAATATCTTTTAGTTTCTGATATTCCTCATCAATCCAACGTGAAGATAATTTATGAAAATCTTTTTTAATTTCAAAACCAAAAGCACGCCTTTTCAATTCTTGTGCAGCTATTAAAGTACTTCCACTTCCAGCGCAAGGGTCAATAACAACATCACCTTCATCACTAAAAATTCTAATTAGATTTTTTAATACCTCTTGCGGTTTTTGAGTAGGGTGTATTTTTTCGCTATTTGTATCACGAACCCAATCCATGCAATTAAAAATCATTTTACCTTTATTATTGAATTTTGGTAATTTTTCACGATATAAAATTAAAGCGTATTCGCAATTACCTACAACTTTCATATTAGCTTTTAAAACTTGTGCCGAGAAGTTTTTTCTAAATACTAAATTTATATAATGATTAAATCCGTATTTTTTAGCTTTTTCAATAAGTTCAAATTGTTGTTCAAATTCACAAAATACAATCATACAGGGGCTTTTGCCTTTTTCTTTTGGTTCTTTTATCAACATAGTTGAGCAGAAATGCAAAAATTCTGTAATTCTGAAATCTTTATCAGTATCAAAAAATTCTTTCCCTGCTAGTTCACTTTCTCCATTTGAGTTATCTCCATCTTTATACCATGCTGGATTACTTGCGTAAGCGTTATTTCCTAAATTATAAGGTATATCTGCTATTACAAGTTGCGCTTTTGGTATAGCGTATGTTTTAAAATTTTGGAAATGGTTGTTAAATATTTGTGCTTTTTTCATCTTTTTAAATCGTATTTAATTACTTCTTTTAGTTTTTGGTCTGTATTATTTGCCACTTCAATAGCTTTCAATCTGCTATCTTTTTGGATTTCGTAATAGGTCGGTATTCTTTTACCTACTGCTACTATTGTTTTACGTTTGGATAATTTTCCCATATTCTTTAAAATCTTCGTTAGTCCAGGTTATGTAAACCTTGTCGTTTAAATATATATTTTTTTTTCTTAAATTCTTTGCCACTTCTAAAATATGCGGTCTTTTAATTTTTGATTTTATTTCATCTGTTTTATTTTTTCTAATCGTTACAATGTTTGGTTTAGATAATTGTTTTACTTTGATTCTTAAAACATCAAAATCGTTTTTTTCTTTAACTTTTAAAAATAAAAACTCGTTTGATTTTTTTAGTAATGATTTATCCCTTTTTTGGTAACATTCTAAAATCAATTTAAAATATACATCATTCTTATAACTATTGTAAGTCCTTAAAATGTAGAAAACAGTTGTCCTATCTTTTTTGAGATTTTCAGCTATTTCTATAATACTCATAGTTTCAATATTTTCTTTAGTATAAATTGCTCTTAAATAAACGAACAACTTATCACGTTTGTTTGTTGTGATGTCTATTCCGTAAAATTCTTTTATTTCTTGTGGTGTCATAACCCTTTTTCGTTTTTAATATTATTTAATATCCATTTTGCTTCTCCATCTTTTAAAGGAATATTAAAAAGATTGTTGTGATAATATTCTAAAACCTCAATAGCAAATTCTTCTGCTATTTTTTCTATGATTTCAGCAGTAGGATTATAAACTCTAGAATAATCAGTTGGTTTATTACTATGTGCTTTTTGTATTTTATCTATTAGTTTCATAATTAAATTATTTTATCAAAAAATACTACTCCTTTTTTTCTCGATATTTCGATGTTATCGATAAACTTTTTAATAAACTCGCTTAATAAAATTGCATCTGCTTCGTTTAATTCTGCAATTTGAGTAATCATTCTTTGTTTCATATTTAAAGAATTAAGAGCAAATTCTGCATCATTTCTGTATACTTCGTTGTAATGCTTAATAGTTTTAATTTCTAATGCATTGTGAAACATATTGCCATATTTCTTTTCGAGTCCGGTAAGATTATAGTTATCAAATATATCTAAAAATAGTTGAGCAGTTAATAATAATTCTAATGCGTTGTGCGTTTCCTTATTTCTTTCCATTTTAGTTAATTGTATTGCTTCGTCTAAATGTATCATAATTTTTCTATTTCTGTTTTTACTTCTCGCCAATAATTTACCCAATAAATATTAAAATCATCAGAATCAATCATAAAATCTTGTATTTCATCAACTGCTATTAATGCACATTGTTTGGCGTTTTCTAAATCTATTATTATGCTTCCTATTTTTTGTTCAAAATTATATGCACAATATTTATCTACTAACTCTTTTGATTTTTCTTTTGCTTCCATTATTCGTATGATTTAATAAATTGGTCTAATGCGTTTTTTTCGTTTGGTGTTAACTCGATTAATATTTTTCCGTTAACTGTCCATTTTCCGTTAATTACTTCGATTGTTAGTTTCATATTTCTTTAATTTCTCTAATTTTTACTAATCTAAATGCTTCTCTAAATGATTTATATGCCTCGTCAAAATTGGAAGCTACTATTTCAACTTCTCTATCAATGCACTCATCACCTGTTTCTTTCCAAAAATATACTCTAAATTTTTTCATAATTAATTGTTGTTAAAAAGTTCGTCTAAAATTGTGATAAAATCTTTGTCGTACCTGGTTAAGTCTTGAACTAAATGATGTGCATCAGATACACTTAAATTAGTCCAGCCATATGTATTTTTTAGGTTTGTAATAATACTACCATACAAAGTAGGATATGTTATTTGGTTGCTTAATAATTTAAATTGATTTCTTTCTGATAATCGTTCCCAAAGTGTTGTCATAATTATTGTTTTTTAAAGATTAATATTCCACATATAAGTAATGCACCTGACATTACTAAAAAATTATCGGTACTCATTCCGATAGTTGCAACTGATAAAAAGATAATTGTTTTCATA